ATGAACCAACTTACTGACGAACAAAAGCTCATTGACAGTGCTTTGAATCATAAAACCGTTCGGGGCGTGACGATGTATTCGGTTTCGGAGGCGGACCCCGGGACGACAGGGTTGAAGATTTTTTTCGCAGATAACTCAGCCCTTGAGTTGAAGGTAGGTGGCGTTACGGCAGGCGGACATCCTTCGCTCATCGTCAACCATATTCCGGACGTCTTTGTCGCTGAGGCTGAAAAGAAAGCATAGTAAGGATTACATGGGAGCGCGAGCTCCCGATAGTCCAAATTTTTCTATTGAGTTTTTAAAACGGCTCTTCAGGAGCATCGAAAACACCCTGATGATGGCTCAGTGTCTTTTCCTATAGGAATTCACGCCAACTCTGCAACGTTACGCCAGAAGCTACGCCGTCGATTTGCCCTACTTGATCCTCAACCGCTCATCCTCGATGACACAGGGCTCGTTGCGAAGATCCTCTCGCAATGACTCCAGCAGGATGCTCAGGCCACCACTGAGCGTGATGGTGCGCTGCACTTGATCAATCTTCAAGGCCAGAGCACGCAGCCGCTTGATCTCCCAAAGAAGTTCAACAATGTCCTGCGGATCTTTGCGCACGCCGATGTCGTGCAGGCGCTCACGTGTGAGTGGGGGCTTGAAAAGCATAGGATCTAATACTGTACAAAACCACAGTATATGGCAAGCGAGTGCAGACGTATGCACTCCTCCCCTACCGATCAACTGTAGCTAAGTCATCGACGTGCCAGCGCTATGGCAATCAGCGCGCATCGCCAGCCGGTGGCGCCTGAGCCAGCAGCGCGCTCTTCGCCTCGCTGCCCTTCGTGCTGCCATAGTAGTACGCCACAATGCCCCCGAAGGTGCTGCCCAGCACGCCGAGCATGATGTTCACAATGTCGCGGTTCTCGCCTGGGATCGGCTTGAACAGCATGAACACCAGCATGCCGAAGAAGCCTGCGGTGACCAGGTACGCCAGAATCTTGGGCGTACGGTCCTTCACCTGGATCTCGCGGTTCCGCGCCGAGTCGCGGTCGGCATTGTCCAGCGCCGCCATCTTTTCCATGTTGTCGAAGCCCAATGCCTGCATCTTGGAAGCGAAGTCGTTGTCGGCCGCCTTGAGAGCGAGCATCTGCTCCGGAGTGGCGCCACCGAGTGCCGACTTGATGGCGGCTTCCGTCTTGTCGGATAGCCCAAGCGCATCGGCCGCCGCGGTGACGGCCATACCGCCCAGCGGCCCGCCCAGGGCAGTGCCGATCCATGGAGCCACGGTCTTGAGGATTGAGGTGATATCCATACGTTGCCTTTCGATTAAGCGACTTGCACTCGGTTCAGCATCCAGCCGAAGAAAAATTCTTCGTTGGCTGCGCGGTTCTCAGTGATTTCCATGTAATAGGCGCCCTGCAGGCAGTTGAGCGCACGCAGGATGACCTTCTCGCCGTCGAGGCCGCGCTGGTGCAGCACATACAGCAGGGCGGTCTGCGTAGCCAAGCCTAGCGCGCCATCGACGACCAGATCGGGGAACAGCTTGGCCTGCCGATTGAGCAGGTTTAGCGTTCGCTGCAACCACTTGCCAGGGTGGCCAGTGCCGCAGTTCACTCCAGAGTCGACCAGCTCTTCGGCAATAGCCAGGTTGATCGAGGCGATGCGGGTGAACCCGGGCGCGGTGACGTACTCGCGCATATAGATTGCGGAGGCCTGGTCGCGCGTCAGTTCGCGCATGGCGGAGGCGTAGCCATTGCGGCGCGCCGTGGCGATCGTGATCCCCCACATGGTTTCACCCCCAGCGTCGTTCGGATTGTTGGCGTAGCCCTTTTCGCGATCGAGCACGCCCTCGATGATCGTTTGAATGCTCATTTGCCACCTCCCCAGAATCCGTTACCCTTGGCACCCGTGGCGCCGGTATTGCCCTTTTCGCCGGACTTGCCCTGGTCGCCGCTCTTGCCCGTCTTGCCGCGCGCGCCGGCGTCACCGTCCGCACCAGCCTCGCCGGCCGGCCCAGCTCGCCCTCGGTCACCCATTAAGCCTTGCGCGCCGACAGGGCCGGCCGGCCCGCGCACCGTTGCCGGCGGATACAGCCACGCCACGACGATGAGCGCTAGTGCCACGCCGACGAAGATGCGCAGCACCCAGTAAAAAGAAACCGACAATTTCGTGTCCTTCATTTGATATGCCCTCCTGTGATGAGGTTGACGATCCATGTGGCCATGCCCACCACGGCAAGCCCTAGCGTGCTGATGCCCCACCGCAGCGCCTTGTTGCGCTCATCCTCCAAGGCCTTGATACGTAGCTCGGCGTTCTTGGCGTCGGCCTCGGCCTTCAAGCACACACGGTGAATTTCGCCCTCTGCCTCGCGCTTGTTCTCCTCAATTTCTCGCTCTATAAAAGTGATTCTCTGAATGGCCAGCAATAGCTGAGCCTCGTTTGATGCGGTCATTGCTGGCGGCATAGGCGCCCCTTGGAGTTAGCCTGCGCGGGCAGGCGGTGGTGGAAAGCTGATGCGAAAAAGCCGCTCGATGGCGGCTTGGCTTTTGATATCAGAATTCTAGGCATTCGCACTTGGGGCGCCGATCTGGAAAAATGTCCCGCCGCTGCAAGCGAACAGCACGCATTGCAAGTGAGCTAACACAACAGCCCCCCCGCCGGCGGTGCGCATATTGGCGTTGCGATTGATAGTGACCGGGGCGCCTGAAGCATTAATGAGAGTGACTAAACGGTGTCCAGCACTGCTACCGACTAGGCCACCTGCGATAACACCCGCGGCGCCAAAGGTAATCTGGTCCATGAAGTCAACGTTGACATTTGCAGGAACTGAGAAATACGTGCCGTTTGAGTAATTGATCGGCTTTGAATAATCCACGGTGGACTCGGAGAACGACACAACCCTCTGACCTGCGTTGTTCAGGATGTCAAACGACCGATTAGGGCTGATGGTCAATTCCAGGAGGAACGTGGTGCTGTTCACCCGCATGTAGTAATTGTCCAGGTTTGAGTTCGCGGTCCAATGCGCCCCACGCGATGTGCTAGGGATACGGATAGCATCGCCCCGGTTCCCGTCATAAATATAGATATTGGCTTCGTAACAGGAATCAGTGTAGAAGGCCAATCCGAAGTTCCACCTATTGTCACCAAGCCCGTTCGTCGGGGTCCTCGTGGCCTGCACAAAGTACGCCGAACGGGGGCGATAGTCGCCACCGGACACCACGACGCTTCCCCTTATGATCGGGCTGGTGTCGGTATCGCAATTCCTGTTGAAGTTGTTCGCATCTATCTCCTGCACTAGCACCTGTGCCGTACCCGTAGCAGCGCCCTCAAGTTGGCCTAGCAGGGCCTGCGCCCATCCCTGCGCATTCGGAGCAGCTACGCGAATACGGCCGTCTATCGAAACAGCATCAGTCAGCGTGCCTTCGTAGCCCGCAGCAGGGGAGTCGGTAACGTTCGTCCAGAACACGCCATTCCATAAACGGTGCATGTAATTGGGGATCGACTCTGCGTAACTCATCAGTTTGACTTTGAACGCGCGCGGGTTTATGCCTTCCGACCTCTGGATAAAATAGTGGAATGGCATGAGGCCAGGGCCGCTAAACCAAGAGGGGGACGCTAATACCCCAGTGTTCCTAGGAATCGTAGGTGAACTGTTCAGCAAGTAGCTGACGGATGGTGCTGGGACCTCCACGCTCGTCCCAATCTCAGCCGCCCGAGCCGCCGCATTAGCGAACGCTGCGGTATCGTCTGTTACGCCGTCGCCTTTGGCTCCGAAGCCCATGACGCTGACGCGCTCGCGCAATTCGTCTTGCACGCTGCGTTTAATAGCACCCACTCCGAGCTGGATAAAACCCATTAGCGACGAACCAAGCGCCGCCGCTAAATCAGCAAAGACAATTCCTTGAATGAGCCGAAATTTTGCGGTCTCAAACGTCCCGCTCGTAACAAAGGGCAGACTTCCCGAGTTCGGCGCATAGGTGTTCCCTGCGTACGTCACCGTCTGCGATCGCAATGTCATGCTCAAGCCGGTCGCGTATGTCACCGGCGGCGAATATCCCAGTCCCGCCATCACTGCGTCGGCCGCCAGACCGATATTGATCATTGCCCCTTGCAGCGTCAGCTTGATCCGACCCAGACGATCTGCCGTGGTCGGCGCCGTCGACGTCGCAACGGCCGCAATATGGTCAACGTCTGCCTTCGCGTTGTTCAGGTCGTTGATATTAATTGATGGCATGTTTTCCTTTGGGCGAAAAAAAACCCACCGAAGTGGGCTCTATCGAAATGCAGATTTTTAATTGATCACTGAGTCACGCGCTGGAGTTGCCGCGTAATCCATCTGGTAATAACTCGGCGAATAATTCACCGCTCGCAGCGTCACGTACTGGCCGTCCGACAAGTCAATCTCCTGCACGAGGTACGCCATCGACCCGCGCGCGCTGTCGGCCGCGAAGCTAAAGATCGTCCTGATGCCGGCAACACCGCCGCGCGTCACGATCGCTTCCGCTGGCAGCGCCTGCAGCACGACCTGGTTGACTTCCGCGCCAGGGCTGGCGGCAATGCTCTGCAGCGACCCGTCGCGCCGCATCAGCACGATGCTGTGCGCCAGCCCGGGCGTGAACACCACGTCCTGGCTCAGCGTCAGCGTCAGGCCGTCCTGCCCCACCACTTCGCCGTCGTATGACTTGAAGCGCGTGTTGTCGACAATGTCGATGCGGGCGTTCGGCAGCAGCGCCCGGGCGTCCAGGGTCGTAGTGGTCTCGATGTTGATGCGCTGGCCACGGATCTTGAAGTACTCGCGGTTGGCGCGCAGCCAGGCCTGCTCGAAAGAACGGATGCCGGCGATCTCAAATTTCTTCAGCCTGGTGTAGCTGCCATCGAGCGGCAGCGTGATCGTTTCCGACTGCTGGGTGTCCGGGTCGACATACACAAATTCGACACCGTCATAGTCAGCATCCGAGGCGAAGTTGCGCGTCACCGTCTCGGCACGCGGTTTTTTGTTGCGATGGGTGAACAGCGCGGTGCTGGCTGGCTGGGCCCGGTCGAGCGCCAGGCGGATCTTGCCGTTCTGCCGGTAGGCGATGCAGAAGCCAGCGTTGGCAATGTTCACCAGTGTCTCCTCGAACGATGTGTTGTCCGTGTCGAAGGTGTAGTTGAACTGGCCGCAGGCAAAGTTCCAGGCATCAAGCGCCTGCTGCACGCCCCAGATCTGAGCCATATCCACCTCGGTGGCGAGGTCACGCGCGCCGATCTTCGGGTCGACCGCCACTGCAGCGATGATGTCGACCAGGCGGGACGTCCGCGCGATGGTTCCGCTGACGTGCCGGCCGGCGGCGTCGAACGCTCCAGAGAACGACGAGCCGTCGTAGACCGGTAGCCGGCGCGATGCGATGACGTTCAACTGGCGCGACTTCACCGCGGTGGCCCGGGCTGTGGCCTGGGTGATCGTATGGATCGTCGTCTTGTTGCCAAAGTGGGCTTTCGTCACCGGCGTCACGCTGTACAGGTCACCCCACTTGATCTCGTCCTGAACGGTTCCTTTGAAGACGAAGTCGTGTTCCGACGTGCGTTTCATGCGAACACGAGCGGGACCGGTCCAGCCGGTGGCGTGTTCCACGGTATCGGCACGCTCATCGGTATCGACCCCGGTCAGAGAACCCGCCACGGTTTCGACGATCCCAGTCGGCTGCAGCGCAGCATCCAGCTTCTCGATGTAGATCTCGAAGCCGACAGTGCATTCAGACTTGCCACCGTCGTCTTTGAACAGACCATTTGCTGCGACGATGTTGCACCAGACCTGCGTACGCCCTTTATCCGAAAGCGTCACCCAGCCTTCGTCCTCTGCCACTGGAGGTAATGTCACAATGCCGGTCACGCTGGTATCACCTTCATCCCAGGCCGTGTCGACGACGATGTAGCCGTCACCCACTTCGGTGACGAAATATGTTCCCGAATACGGGTAGGTAGTACTTGCCGAGGCCGCGATGATCACGTGGTCCCCGACCTCCACGACCGAATTGAAGTTGGGAGTTTTGTCCTTTTGTTCAATCCGCCCTCCCTCGAAAAAAGCATATTGCTTGTTGACGTTCGGCAGGCCGGTCTGATTCGGAGCCTTGAGCGTGATCCCATCCACCTCTTCCGCACGCCGCACAGTGATCACCTCGTCAATGATCGCATCGCCGACCAACACCTGCGGCGGGTCGCCGCTGTTCGGCGACGTGAACGGCGGGTAAACCGCCGCGCTGGCGCCCCTGATGTCCTCGATCAGCGTGTCACCGTCGGAAAGATCATCGATGTCGTAGTAGCCGCGCCCGATGCAGTAATAGCCGTACTCGTATTTCTTGTTGTCGATGTACTTGTTATACGTCGGCATCATCAGCGACGGGATCGACTTCACCGTGCCGTAGATGTCCTCCACGCGCTCGAGGAGACGGGCCTTGTTCTCGCGGCTGCCAAGCGCATTGTTCGGGCTCTGCTGGGTGCGGTTCACGTTGCCAGGCATGACCGGCTTCGGGATCAGCACGTACACCGCCGCGGCGAAGACAGCCGCAATCACGAAATACGCCCACACCGGCAGCCCCGGGCTTTCGAGGATGACATACTCGGCGGCGCTGTTGGCCATGATCGCAGCCACGTCGCGGCTGATGTCGCTCTCGGCTGACGGCTCGCCGGCATAGATCTGCACGTTGACCTGTGGCGCGGCGCCGTAATGGTCCAGCAGCCACTCGGCCAGGCTGTCCACCTCGAACAGCTGCGGCGCCGCCACGGCGAACGGGTGATCATAAAGTCGGATCGTTGTCATGCTGCCTTCGCCCAAAATTCAATCAATGCGTATTCGTCGCCGATAACGCTCATCTCCTGGTACTGCCCGCCGCTCTCCAGCATGTGCAGCACGCGGCCCTGGTAGTAGATGCCGCAATGGTGCAGGCCGGTGCGCGCCGACTTGCCAAGCAGGACCACGCAGTAATCGACCGGCTCGGCGAGCTGCGCGAAGCCGTGCGCGGACTTGTGCAGTGCCAGGCGGAAGGCGCCGGCAATGGCACGGATCGACGCGTTCACCGTCTTATAGTCGCTGACCGTGTCGTCCAGCTCGTTTGTGTAGACGTCTGCAATCAGACACCAGCACGGTGGAAAGGGGTATTGGCGCCCCAGGTATTCATTCACGTTCACAGGAAGCCTCGCAACATGGGATTATCTCTCGGGGAATACAGCTCGCCAGTGCGGGTCACGTTCAAGCGCGGCGACACCGCGGAGATACTGGCCGCGCCGGTCTCGAACGACACGCTCTCGGCCTGCAGGACGGCCGTCGCCTGGGCCGCACCCAGGTCATCGCTTAAATACTCGCGGTACACGACCCGGATTTTCTCCTCGGTGTCGACCGGGATCCGGTCTATCTGCTCGCGGAACTCGTCCTCGATGTCGACCAGGCCGAGCCGGATATCGAACTTTTGATCGAGGTGACCTTCGCTGCCGGCCAGCTTCACTTCGAAGTTGGCCATCTGCATGGCGAAGCCGCCGGCCACGCCCTCATAAGGTTCACGCCAAAGGTGATAGGTTTTCGACATGGCCGAGTGACTGAACTCCAGCGTCTGGATGGTCCATACGGACTGCGGCGCCGACGCCAGAAACTGGCGCATGCGCGATTCAAGATCAAGGCTCATCAGAAATCCAGTACCAAAGAATCGACAACAGCAAATTGCGCCAGGCGCGCCAGCAGCGCTGCCGTCTCGATGCCGTTCTCCGCATAGATCGCCAGCAGCGATTCGGCGCCGGCGCGACCAAGCGTGTACAGCGTGCTTTCGGCCTCGACCGAAAAGCTCACGATGGAGATCTCGCCGTTGCGTGTCACCGAATAGGATCCCGGCAGCACGGTCACCAGGTGCGGCACCAGGCCCAGTCCGCTATCGAGCGGCATGTCGAACGACAGCCCGCCCTTGCGAACCAGGCGATAGAACCAGATGGTCCAGATGCGCATCTGCGCCGGCGTCAGGATGATCGTGCAGGTGAAGTCCTGCACGCCGCCCATCCAGTCCTGGCCGAACTGCCCGAAGCTGCCGGCCACGTCGCCGCGCATCGAGCCGGGGATGCCGCCATGGCCGTAGCCGGACACGACCGGAGACAGCCCCAGGGGGATCGCCAGCGGTGTCAATCCGTTGACTGCTACCTCGGCAGCCACTTGCGCGTCCGACAGCGCGTAGACCCCGCTGGTGGTCTCCACGGTGAAGTCGATGAAGACCAGCGCTCCACCCTCATGCGAGACTGAGTACGAGCCGGGCACAACGTTCACGACGTGCGGCCGCAAGCCGAGCCCGCTGTCGAGCGGCATCGCGAACGCAAGCGCGCCCTTTGCAATGCTGTACAGGTAGAACGCGCTCCACACCGAGTACTGCAGTTTGTCGAGCACCAGGCGGCAGGCGTGCTGTTGCGTGCCGCGATCCCAGTTCGTCACGAAACGCCCGCGGCCGCCGGCGACATCGACGCGATCGACACCGCCAGGAGCGCCTTGGCTGTAGCCGCTGACGATCGGCGCCATACCCTGGGGAATGGTTATCGTCATCCGCGCGTCCTTGGTGTATTGAAATTGCGGCTCATCGAACGCGATGTCTTGCTGTTCGGGTCACCCATCTGGCTGGCCGTGGCCGCCACCGCTTCGGAAATGATCAACGCGCGCTCGGTCGAACTGATCTGGCGCTCCTCCACCTGGGCGATGCGGGCCGACGTGTTGTTGACGATGGTGTACTTCGTCGGGCCGTTGTTGGCGCCAGCGCCGCCAGCTGACTGCCCCAGGCGCCGGATCGTGTCGGCGTGCTGCGCCGGCAGCACCATCTCCTTTTCGTGCAGCTGGGTCAGCGGATTGATGCCGGCAGGGATGTCCATGCCGCCTTCAGCGGACAGGACGCTGATGCTGGCGGCCGCGGTCGCGAGGCCAGCCATGACCTCTGCAGCTGCCACTGCACCTGCTGCCGCCTCCGGTGCCAGGAACGGGCCGACAACCGGGATAGCGGCCGTCGACGCGAACGCGTTGAGACCCGCCATAGCAACCATCGCCTGCGACTGGGCGGCAATGGTCCCTGCGAATGCGCCAGCGCTGACCTTGTCAACGAGCAGCTTCTGGATGCCGATCTTGATAAAGGCAGCGATGAAGCTCTCCGCGATGCTAAGCGCCACGCTCTTAAGTGAATCGCCCAGGCTCTCACCCGTGACGATCGTCTTGGCGATGCTGTTCGACACACCGTCTGCCATTCCTTCGAACGCATTGGTGAAAGCCGCAGACGACTGTCCAGCGACGTCCTGCGCATGCGTCAGGTAGTTTGCCCATGCATCCTGCGCGCCGAGCAGCCAGTCGCCCTGGGCGGCGTCCAGCTTCGCCGTGCGGTCGTTGTATGCGGCCACCTCGGCGGCATAGGTATCCGTCGCGATCTGCAAGTACGTGTCGTATTGCTTTTGCGTGATCTGGTTGTTGCGCAAACTGGTATCGAGCGCATCGACCTTGCTGTCCTTGGCGTCCGACATCTGGCCCCGCGCGGACTGATCCTGGCGGAACTTGTCACCTTTTCCGAGACCGGCGATAGTGCGGCCATCCTGCTTTTTGATCGTCGCGAGGTATTGTTCTGCGGCTTTGGTCGCGTCGACGTAGGATTGGGCGATACGACGATTCGCCGCTTCCTCCTGAATCGTGTTGACTTCGATTGCTGTTACGGCATCCGTGCGCAGCTTGTCGATTTTCCCCTGGGCCTCGGCAATCTTTTTTTGGTTATCGATCTTTTGCTTACCGATCGCACTGTCCTTCTGGAGCCGGTCGATTTCCGCCTGCAGCTCATCTTCCTGCGCCGAGCTACTGAGGCGAATGAAGCCCAGCTTCGCATCGTAGTAGTCCTTGTCATCGGTCAAACCGGCCGAACGGAGCGTTTCCATCACGCGCTCCGCATTCGAATATGCCTCGATCTGAGCCTGTCCGGCTTTCCTGATGTTCTCCAGGTCAAGGCCGAGCTGAGCGTTTGCCAGCTTCGCAGCCTCTTTGGCTTTTGACGTATCTGCAACGCCGTTGTAGGTCAGTACCGGCTTGGCTGGCTCCTTGGATTCTGCACCGGGCAGCTTGTTCTCTGCATTGAATTGCGCGATCTGGCGTTCTGCGATTCTCTTCTTCAAGCCAGTCGAAAAGAGCGGCCTGTCTTCAATCGCTTTCATTGCGGCTTGGGCATCTTTGCCGACCTGAATTCCTTCGCTAAATTCACCGTGAAGCGCGAGCAGCAGGCCCTTGTTACTCGCCGCTTTTGCCAACTGCACCTCCTCGATGGCACGGCTCACTGCCGTAAAACCGTCGACAAGGCTGGCGACAGAAAGCGCCGCAGTATCGGCCCACTCGGCGATGCTGGTGATATTCTTCAGATCCGTCGCGCTTTTCCCAACGCCAGTTATCTGCTTCGCGAATTCTACTGTCGCACCAGTCAGGTCGGTCAGCGACGGCAGCAATTCCGTTGCGATCGACTGCGCATAAAGCGATACCTGCGTCCGCATTTTTGCCTGCTTGTCCGCGTAATCGTCGGCCAGCGCAATTTGCTTGTCGGTGAGGATCAGCTGGCGCCCGCCCTCCTGGCCCAGCTCTTTCAAGAACGGTAACGCTTCGGCGCCAGCCTTGCCAAGCAAAGCGATTGCCACGTCGCCCTTCACTGCGCCGTCAGCGAAACCGTTGAGCGCTTTTGCGACCGCTTCCAGGCGATCAGCAGCCGCCATTTTTTTCAGATCCGCAAGGTTCAGCCCCAGCGCCTTCACGGCCATGCCTGCCGCCGCAGAATCGTCGTCGACGCCTACCAGGTTCTTCGACAGCTTGATGGCCAGATCCGCGACGGCAGACATCTCGATGCCCGCGGTACCGGCCGCAACTGCCAGCGAGGCAATATTCTCCGCGCTGTCGCCGGTTTTCTCGGACATGTCCTGAAAGTCGCCGGCACCTTTCACCAGGTGATCGAAGGCGCCATATGCGGCAATTGCGGCAGCCCCAATAGCCAAGACGCCGATACGAACGTTCTTCGCGATACTGGCGCTGCGGGCTTCCGCTTCTGCTGCGCGCGTAGCAGCATCGCGTTGCGCGTCGGCCTGCGCATGCGCAGCGTCAGCCGCTGCCAGTTGAGCGACCGTGGCGCCCCGCAGCGCCAGGCGGTACTGATCCGCTTGACGGGTCGACATGCCCATTGTCGCGTTCTGGACCTGCAGGCTCTTCACGTAGTTGTCGATCGATTTCGATGCGCGGCCTGATGCCTGCACTGCTACGTCACCCATACCAGCAATCGACCGCTTGGCGTCCTCGATCCCGACCTTCAACTTTGTGGCGTCGGCAGATACCTCAATAACGCCGCGGCCGATAGTTTCGCTCATTGTATGCCCATAAAAAAAGCACCCGAAGGTGCCTTGTGTGTTTCGTTGCTAAACGCTTTACTCGCGCTCTGGCTGTCGTTGCCCCAGCGTATTCGCGCTATAGGCAGTGTCGCTAAGATGGTAATTTGTCAACCTACCACTCGCATCGAAAGAGAATGTTGCGGAATTGATTTTCATATCCGAACCGCCAGCGAAAAGACCGACCACCGGAACGAAAGTCGCGCCTCGAATCGAAGTATTGATGGAGGCGTAGGAAATGATGCGACCGTCCATGCTAGAAGTTGCACTGATCGGCTTACCAAGCGCAGCGACGACCTCTGCCTCTGTGGTGACTCCCTTCTGGAACCCAGCAACGATCTGCGTAGTAATCGGGTTGTAAGGCCGTGGCGCAGCGCAGCCGCCGACGCCAAGGCCAAGGATTACGCACAAAGCAAGTGTTCGCATATCGCCTCCATATTTTGATAATGGGCAATATTACACGGTTAGTTTTTCGGCTCGTGCATTTTTGTTAGAGCCGCATCCTCCATCGTACGAACGCCTTCGAACACCTCCGCTCGATCAGCAGCAGAGATACCCGTCAACCGCATCACTGCCGGGAGCGCGCCGTAGTCAAGCCCGGTAGCGCCGGCCATGCCCACCCGCCATTGCGTGCTCATGGCAATGAATACGCTGATCGTCGGAATATTGTCCGGCCAAACTTCAACCGGTGGCCCGCTTGCCTCTTCCACGGTCAACCCCCAGGCAGCCGCCTCCGCCGCGCTCGGCGCCTTCGAGTAGAGCGCGACGGCGGCGGCCTTTAGTTTTTTACTTTGGCCTGCGACAGTTCTTCGATGTACTTTTTATAAATCGCCACCGCGGCTCCGATGTAATTCTGGAGCATCGTCTCGACCGACTCCGGCGTCAACGCTTCACAAAAGTCCCATCCCGACGCCATTTCGAGCAACGCTTCCGCGTCGGACCGGCCCTCACGCGATGAGAGGAAGGCCGCCAACTCATCCTTGGTGCGGTGCTTGAACGTGAATTCGACGTCGATCGGCGTGCTGCCGGCGACCGGGATCGATACAGGCGCTTTAAACGTCGGCGCCGCGACGATTGAGAGCTTCGCCATGATTACGACGCGTAGCGCACTGGCTCGGCCAGCAGGGACAGCGTCACTTCACACGCCATGATCTCGTTGACGGTCAGCGATGGCGTCTTGTTGAGCGAGACGTAGGCGTTGTACAAGATCTTGGCCAGCGACGGCAGATCGATACGTACGCCGCGCGGAAGGCGGTCATCATTGGCCGCCGATGCCAGCTGGTAACCAGGCAGCGTCGGATCGTCACCCACGCTGAAGGTCAGGCCGGCCGCGCTCTTGACAGTCGGGATACGTTTCTGCGAATCGCCTTCCAGCAGCTGGTATTCCAGGAACTGCTGTTCGCCGCCGGACGAACTGGACGAGAGAATCTGCGACAGCTGTGTCCAGGTCAGGATCTTGCGGAAGGCGCCGACACCAGCACCGGCCGGATAGATGTTCGTCAGCGTCGTGTCGTAGCCTTCCAGCACGAACGTGGTACCAGTGGCGGAGAGGACGCGTACAACCTTGCCGGACAGACGCGACCATCCGGAAGTGATCTCGACGTAATCGCCCGCCGCAAGCGTATTGGCTGCGGTGACGACGGCGCCTGCAGCATTGCTGATGCCGGTAATCGGGGCGGATGCTGCGTAGGTGGCGGCCAGCGAAATGATGGCACCATTTGGAAGAGTAATCATTTTTACCTTTTAATCGAACATAAAAAAAGCCACCCGAAGGTGGCAGGCTTGTTGCGCGCCCGGGGGCGGTGAAACTAATTCCAGAAGCTGAAGTCCTGCATGCACCCTTTTAATTTGGTGTCCGGTTCGTAGACGGCTATCGCCGCGCCCAACACGGTGGTTTGCAGCGCCGCTACGCCGCGCAAGGCATCTTCGATACTCGCGGACAGGTCATTAGCGTCAAGGCGCGTGGCGGCCCACACGTTGACCTGCACGCGCGCGTTCTTCTTGCCTGGCACGCCGGCGTCCACGAAGTTCACCGGCACGCCGCCAACCTGTTGCCAGGTAATGTAGGGCCGTTCCGTGTCTTCCGGTGCGATGTCAGGGAACACGCGGCCGCCCGCGAACTGGGCCAGCGCCGCCTGCAGGATGGTTGCCATGCTCATCGTGACCCCATCAGTTCTTTGTATTTCGCAGCCATCGCGCGCGCCATGGCTTCCAGGGCGTCCTTCTGTTTGCTGTCGTAAGCGGGCCGCATGAAAGGCCGCGCCGGTGCCGACGACGATCCGTACTCCATCTGCATCGCCGCCCGGTGCGCCTTCCAGGTAGTGCCCTTCTTTTTCCGGGGCACGAAGCTGTGACCGTATTCCACCCAGCGCCAATAGAACGCATCACCTTCGACGTTCATCTTGCCCTTCCGGACAGTCACGTAATACGTTTGCCGGGTGGCGCCATCCGATTTCTCTTCGATGCGCTTAACGATGATGTTGCGCCTGATGGTTCCGCTGGCGACCGGCACTCGGCGGATGGCTTCATCACAGAAGACCGCAGCGCCGGCAGATCCGCCAGCACGCAGCATCGCCTCCCCCTCGGGTCCGAGCAGCTTGTCCAGACCTGACAGCATGTCGCCGGTCATCTTGATTTCGACTGAGCTACCCATCGTTCTTCCCCCGCGTGCACATCAGATCCAGCCAGCGATTATCTCGCTCGAGCACCGCCTCGATGTCGTAGACAGCCTGGCGATGCAGCACGCGCATCTTCGCTTCGACGCCGTCACGCTTGCGGATCCGGATTTCGGTAAGCACCGCGTTCTGGGTTGCCGCCGCGGCGATGAACTGGCGCCCGGTCATGTCGCGCACGCGCGCCCACAACTTGCCGTCACCAGCTGCGATGACGTTCTGCCAGTTGGCGATCGGCTCGTTCAGTGCGTTCTTCGTTGCTCCTAGCTGCTGCAGCGTGACACGCTGGTCCAGTTCGCCCGGGTTCATCCGTACACTCCCATCGGATCGAGCAGCCGCTCAATGAAGCGGCTCGGCTCGGTGTCCTTGAATTCCCGATCGGCAGGGTCCCATTGCTGGGCCAGGCGCGCCAAGACGTACAACTTCACGCAGGCCGGCGTCGACGCGCTGTCCGGGCCATGCCCCGCGATGAAATCGACGGACACCACATTCAGGCCGCAGGCCGTGCGCGGCCAGCTGCGGCCGGACCCGGGAACAACGTACCCCGGCTCGGTCACCTTGTCGGCATAGTAGTCCTGCGGATCGAGCGTCTGCTCCGCGCCATCCGGATCGAAAAACTTGACGCTCTCCACGCTGAATGTCGGCGCGGCCAGGCGGATAGCATCGGGGAAGCGGTCGAGCGTCACGCGCATTGGACGGTTGATGAAGCACATGCCCGTTTGATGCTCTGCCTCAGCAACGATGCCGTTGATGTAGGTAGTCAGCAACGGATCGAGCGTGCTGTCGTCCTGCTCGATGCGCAGATTGGTTTTGGCTTCGGCCAGCGATACTGCCAATTCGGCAGGTTCTGCCAACTTCTTCAGGGTCATCGCTTGTTCCTTTGCAAAGCCGCCGGCCGCGCCGTGGCGGCAGCGGTCGGGCGGTGGATGGATTCGGTCTGCTGGGCGGCATAGCCGGTTCCTGCCGGCGCACGCGCATATTCGATTTGCTGGCCATATAGCAGCCTGGCCGGCCCGCCCGTGACGGCCAGCGCACCAGCCACACCGCGCAGGCGTCTCGCTGCCCGCAGGCCGGCGCCAGTGCCGACCAGGGCAAGCGCACCGCCGACGGCAACAAGCGAGTACGTCGGACTCGTCGACGCAGAATCGGGCGCGTAATGCAGCGTCGCGGTCACGCTTGAAAACGAGAACAGCGCGGCAGCTACCGGCAGGCGGCGCGCGGCGCGCAACCCTGCTGAGCCAACACCAGTGGCGAAGGAACCGGCAGTTGCTGGCAGGCGGCGCGCTGCTACCACGGTTGCCGGCCTGCCTACGGCGCTGTATGCGCCGGCCGCCACGACCAGACGCCGCGCCAGCTGCATGCGCCCGGTGGCAACCGTCAGCAGGAACAGGCCGCTGCCACCGGTCAGGGTGTAAGTGGCGCCGGTACCAGCTTGTGCAGACGTGTAGACAAATGTCGCCGCACTGCCGGCGAGGGCGAATGCGCTAGAGACGGCGGTTAGCTTGCGGGCTGCGAGCAACTTGGCAGCGGTACCGGACAACGCGATGGCGCCTACAGCAGCTGGCAAGCGCCGGGCAGCCCTGAGGACGGCGACCGTGGTGGTGAGTGACAGTGCACCTGGTGCTGCTGTGATCCGACGCGCAGCTTGTAGTGACGCGGCCGTTGGTGTCAGTGCGTAGCCGGCGGCGGCAGCAGCGAGACGCCGGATGCCAATCAAACGTGCGCTGACTGAGGTCAAGGCAAAGCTTCCGGTGCCGAGTGCTAGAGTGTACTTCGCCCCTGTTACTGCAGCAGCCACCCACAGCCGGCGCGGCGGCGCTCTGAATACCTGCCAAGGATTCGCCGACAGTGACGCAACTTCCGCCGGCGACAGGCACCGCCGAAAGATCAGAACCAGTGATTGCCCTGCACCAGTTAACGTTTCACCGCCCCCAACGCCCCGAGCAAACAGCGCCAATCGATCGTTGCTGGTACTAAAGCCATTCCCCTGTGCAGCAGACGCAGACAGATTGCCGTCCAGATATATGCGCGCCGTCGCAAGGTCAAACGTTGCGGCGATAGGCAGGGGGCGATTTGCCAGGGGCGTCAGAGCCCCGGCAACGCTCGCGGTAACTGCACTGGTCGGGCTACCACCAGTTCCATACGTGATCGCCTGCGAGCCGCTGTTGATGGCAAGGCGATAATCGTGCGAGCTGGAAACACGCCCAAGGAATGAGCCATCACATGAACCGGGGGTGGCGATCATCGCAAGCGAAAACAGTGTCTGCCCTGGCGCTCCACTAAATTTCAGGTCATTACGTGCCGCGTATTCAATTTGGCCAGTGCCAACCCCGAGCATCTGGCGCCCGCTTGCGCTGACAGACCGGGTCAGGCGTGTACCAGATTCAACGCCAAAGACGCTGGCTGATAAGTCGAGCGCCTCCTGTGCAGCGGACCACGCAAAAACCAAACCTTGCGTGATCGGGTTGCTGCGGTCAATCGGCGCGGCCTGCTGGGGCTGCTGCGTAAAACGCGAAGGCAGGATCAACTCTGCCATGATTTACGGCGCCGCTTTGTTGGACCGGGGTGTCACTTTCAGCGTCCAGCCCGCTGAGAGGCTCTGCCCTGTACCGTTGTTGTGAACGTAATACGACGCCAACCGGGGCAAGTCATATGCGATCAGTTCGAGCGGCTGCGCGATGGTCGTGTTGTTGACCGGAAACGCGCCGATGAACCGTCCGGGACGCGTAGCCTCTGGAACGTCGGTATCAAGCGTGCCATCAATATCGAGCACCTGGGCGTACAGGGCGAGAATCGCGCCCTCGACCGGTGCCGTGGCAAATGTTCCGACAAGTGCAAACACCGCGTCGGGAAAGCTGCCGCCGTCCGCGACAACGCCGTACGTCGCGTCGTCCGCCTGGATGACTGCACCATTCGCGACAGCGGCGCCGGAGGCTTCAAGCGTTTTGGCCGTCCCGAACACCACAATGTTCTCACCACTCATAGCGTCATCCGTCCTTCTGCGACGTTCAGAACGCGCGATACATCATTGAAATGAAACGGGTCCGCGACATAGCCGAGCGACTGGAGTACCTGCAAAGGCTCGGCAAAGTCAGGCAGTAGCGCGGCAAGCTTGTCCAGCCATGCCTGCGCCGACGGCAAGCCGAGATCGAAGTCGCCCCGCCGGATTGGGTCCATGCCCCAGTACACATCGCGGTTGGTCTCGCCCAGGGCATTAATGGCGTCAAGGCATGCGCCACCGTGCGGGTCCATGGCAACCACGACCGTGCCGGGCCCAACAAGCATGCTCCGCAGCCGCTTGCGCCCGACCGACAGCACTTCGGCGATGGCGAAATCATTCCGCGCTGGCAGCAGCACGTCGATCTGCGTCACCTCATCGGCAGTCAGCGCGCGGTCCGCCAATGTTTCGAGCGCCTCTTGCTGTGCCGGCGTCATGCCAGGGTCAGCAGGCCGGCCGCCTGGTCGAGATCGAGCAGCAGCGTCTCGCCGTCGTTCAGCGTGACTGCCGCCCCATAGTCGTAGAAGCCGACCAGGTCCTTGTTGGTCGCGGTGTCGTTGTACAGCACCGCATAACGAAACGGGCCGACGGCGCCGCCGGTCGCGGTCAGGGTCAGGTCGGACAGCGTCAGCTTGTAGATGCCGCCAGCCTGGGCCGCGGCGCTCGTCGTCAGGTTGCGTGTCGAGCAGTAGGTGTACGCGACCTCGGTAATGTCCGCCAGCACAGCGGCCGACGCCACCACCGGCAGAGTGTTCGTCAGCGCGATCTTCAGCTGATCGGTGCTGAGGTTATGCTTCTTTTCGGCGACCGCTTTCACGAACGCATAAATCTTGGTGTACGCAGATGGCATAGTCGCCTTTTCAGTTTGGTTGATTCAGGGGGCTAAAGCGCGATGGTTTTCATGCGACCGTGGCGCTCAAGCATCACGGTCGTGACGCCGCTCTCGCGCAGGAGGTCGAGCGTCTTGGCCCACGTCTCGCGGTCGACCGTACCAACAGCGCCGTGCAGATAAACGATGGTGTCGGTCAGGTGGCTGACCGTGACGATGGCCAGGTAAGGCAGGCGGCTATCGTAGCCGCCCGGTTCGTTGTAGGCGCGAATGTTCGACGTCGCGGGCGTCATCTCCAGGTGGATCATCGCGCCTCCGGTTTCTTACTTCGCCAGCGACTCGGCGTAAGTGACGGCGGCCGGCTCAGCGTCGACGACACCGGCAAGACTTTCGAGGCTAGTCTCATCGACAGCGACGACGTCGTTGCAATTGCCCAGATCGCAGTCGACGAGGACGCGTGCTTTAACTTGGCCTTCGGCCAGTTGCTGTTTCTTTGCCATGATGTTCTTTCGTAGTGGAAGGAGGAAAGGCGGGCCGCAGCCCGCCGTGCTGCCGGCTTAGGTGGCCGAGTTGGTGTACGCCTTGACGGCGCCGCCAACATCGATCAGGTTGCCGCCCGAGCGCTGAAACGCCAGGAAGCCGATCTGGCCTTTGCGGGTGTAGGCCGAGTCGGTCATGCGGAACAGCGTCAGGTCCATCACATCGCGGATCAGATACTTGCTGAACATGCCGAACACGACCGACTTGGCATTTGCGGCCATGACAGGGCAGTGCTGGTTGATCGTGATCTCGCGACCCATCAGGCGATCCGGCGCGCCGCCCGGGTTGCCAGCCTCGTAGCCAGGCACAAAGATCGGCCGGCCCTGCGTGTCCTTGACCTTGCGTACGGCTTTCAAGGTGGTGTCGTGGAACATGTACCCCACACCCGGACCACTGCGATACGCCGGGTCAACCGAGTGCTCCAGGTCGACCAGGTCATCGTAGCCAATCAGGACGGTGTTGCCAGTGGCGCCAACCTTGCCAACGCCCGCTGCGGTCACCAGACCCATCGGCTGACCGGTGCCAGTACCAACAGTGAAGTGACGATTCTGGATACGGCCGAGGCGCAACGCCAGCAGCGTCTGGATGTAGGTCTCGATATCGATGAAGCTGTCCTGCACCAGCTCGAACGGCAGCGCGATATCCTTTGACGAGTACTTGTACACATCCATCGTCGCATTGCCGAAGGCGGTTTCACCGGTGGTCGATTGTGCGTTCTGGCCCAGGATCTCGCCTTCTTCCGAAGTCGCATCGGTAGTCGGGAAATTCATCTGCGTGCCAGTGGCGGTGCGGATGGTCTGCGCAACGGCACGCATGCCACCGAATGCCTTGATCGCCGCTTCCAGCGTGCGCTGGTATTCAGGCGTTGTGGTGTAGCCGCCTTCGGTACCGGTCGTGGTCGACATGGCCGCGCGAATATCTGGCGTCTGGCGCGCAAGCATGCGGGTGCGGTCAGCGTCGGCCATGTTGCTGACACCACCAGCAAGGAACGAGCGCATGGCCTGAGCTTCAGGACCGTGGCTACCAGGCTCGCGGGTCGCCGCATTGAGCGCCGCTTCGTGTTGCGCCTGCGGGTTGTCGATCGCCTGGGCGAGCAGGCGCTGCTCACGCGTGATCTCGCCATCGATCGCTTCGACGCGCGACAACACTGCATCCAGCTTTTCAGCGTCGGCAGCCGGCATGCGCTCGTTGGCCGGGAATTTGTTGTTGAGGTCGTTAGCCTCTTTTGATGCGGCTTCGCGCTGTGCGCGCAGTTGGGCAAGCTTGCTCATGTACTGCCTTTCGTTGGTGTGGTCCGCTCTCGCGGCCGGTTGGGGCGAAAAAAAGCCACCCGAAGGTGGCGTGCTTAGTGGCGCGAGAGCGTCAGCTAATGTGTTGAAGGCGTGTCAGCATGCTGACGCGCTGCTGCTGGCGAGCCCGGTGATCGTCCGATGCCGACGGTACGATAATCACCGGCGCCGGTGGTTCGGTGACCGCCGGCGCGTTCGCGTACGCCGATAGATTCCAGCGCGACGCCGCAGGCTTCTCGGTAGCGGTAGTGATGACCGCGTCAGCGAAGCCATTGGCCACCGCTTCTTCTGCCGTGAACCAGGTCTCTGCCGCGCACCAGGCGACGACTTGTTCCATCGTGCTACCAGAGCGGCGAATGTATTCGTCGTACATGGAACCATCGCACTTGCGCAGCAGCTCGACCACAGCCAGCAGGTCGGTCGCATTGCCCATGGCGAATGTCCACGTGTTGTGGATCATGTACTTCGATGCCGGCGTCATGTTGACCACATCGCAGGCGCAAGCGATGGCGGTTGCCGCACTGGCGGCATAGCCCTCGACCTGCATCGTGATCTTGGCGCGGTGTTCGCGCAGTGCCTGGCACATTGCCTCCGCGGCGAAGACATCGCCGCCAGGGCAGTTCGTGTAGATCGTGATCTCGTCGGCGTCAATGGAGCGCACGGCCGGCACGAAGTCCTGCGGACACACGCCACCCCACCACTCCGCCGTGGCACGGTCGCCGACAATCGGGTCGTACAGGTAGATCGCTGCGCCGGCCACGCCGGTGGGCGCCACGATGCGCGACTCGATCGGCGTAAACTTGCGCCGGTTTTCATTCAGCAGTTGCAGGAGATTTTTCATCAGGTTCGGTCTCGGTTGGATTTGGGGCTGGTGCAGTAGCGGCGGTCACTTCAAGCAGTTCGTCGCCGCCGTCTTTCGGCGGCAGATTCTTGACACGGCGCACTTCGTTCTGCGTCATCCAACCGGGTTCGCCAGCACGGCCGAGCGCGATGCGCAGCGCTTCGTTCTCGGACTTCAAGTCGCCGCGCTCGATGTCAGCCAGGTCGAAACGCACGAACAGCTCTTGGCGTTGCGGCCACAGCTTGCGGTTGAATTCCTGCTCGAACTTGACCAGGTCGCGCTTCAGAGTGAACTTAACAAAGCCACGCCCCATCTGCTCGACGCCCGATCCGAACGACGTGTTCTTGTCGGTCTTGCCGATCATGTGCGGCGGAACGCCCAGGATGCGCGCGATCTCTTCGATCTGGAACAGGCTCGTCTCCAGGATCAGCGAGTCGGATGCTGACAAGCTCAGCTGCTTGACATCTAGGCCGCCCGTCAGCACCGCCGGCATATGCGACCGTGTGACACCGCCGTGCTGGTCAGTCCAGGTGGCGCGGATGATTTCCGCCTGCTCCTTGGAGATTGTCTTTTCGGACATAATCGCAAAGTCCGGCCGAGCACCGTTGGTAAAGAAGCGCGCGCTGTACTCGGTTGCGCTCAGCGCTGTCTCGACCGCATGCCGCGCAGCGTAAGTAATTGGCGACGGGCTGCGCAGACCGTCGAAGCCCAGACTGGGGACATGAATCATGTCGGCTGGATTGAGCGTATATTGCGGCCCGAACTCCGGTGTGATGCGATACCACAACCGCCTGTCGGTGTCGCGGAAAGGCTGCACCCGGTCGGGATGATGCGGCAGAAAGCCCTTGACTGCCGCGCTGCGAAACGATGGCCGCTGGATCTCAGCGAAACAGTCACCTCGGAATAGGCGCGAACTCACCAGGTATTCCCAGAACACGGCAGCGGTAATGTCCTCATTCGGCTGTTCGTTCAGCAGCCAGTAGTACGGGTGCTCTACCTGCCCGGCCGGCGTGCCGGTGGTCGACCGTTGAAACACTGGCATGGGCAGCGTTGAGACGGCGCCGCCGAGCAATGCCACGCCGGCATACACCGCGCTGACACGCATTGCTGAAGCCTCGCTGATGTGCACGCCGGCGCTGCCGCCGCCGGTGAGCAGGTTGACCAGCTCCTGCGGGTTCGCCGTTGACGCTGTTTGCGTGGTGGCGTTCTGCACCACCGGCGCCCCCGCTGGGGCCCGGCCGCTGAAGACTGATTGCAGCCAATTTTTCATAGTTGTAGGATTCCTGGTTCGACTGCGGTTTGATGTGCTGCGATCCGGCTCAGCGCCATGACCGTCGCGACGATCCCGTCGATACGACCGTTCGCATTCGACTTCTTTTTGTCCGGCCTGAAGTTGCCGTTCGTGTCGAACAGCAGCGCCGTGTTCATCGCGCACCAGCGCAGGACCGGGTTGCCGCCGTGCTGCAGCAGCAGCCCGTACACCAGCTCCTCGAGGAGCTTCGCGCCCGGGTGCATGCCGCCGGTGTTCTGCGGGATTTCGACCAGGGGCACGTCGGCGTCGATCAGCTGGTTGGCCAGCTGCTGCGCGTTCCACTTGTCGTAGCCGACTTCGACCACGTCGTAATCCTTCATCGACAGCAGGATCCTGCGGCGCACCACCTCGTAGTCGGTGACGTTGCCATCGGTGCCGGTGATCCATCCCGCCTTCTGCCACGCCTTGTAGGGCGCAGCGTCGTCGTGTTCCTGCGTGTCGATCTTCTCCTGAGGACACCAGAACCACACCAGCACGCGCCACTCCGGATCCTCATCGGTCGGCGGAAACACCAGCGAATAAGCCGTGAGGTCGCGCGTCGACGCCAGGTCCAGGCCACCGAAACACCGCCGGCCCTTGAGCATGTCCGGGTCGAATTTCTTGCCACCCTTGTCCCACGTGGTGAGCTCAAACCAGCCATCGGCGCTGTTGCACCAGATATTCAAATCCTTCGTGAAGAAGTTGGCCCGCGCCCCGGGCATGGCGGCAGCCTTCCGCGCCATGCCGCGCATGTATTCGAGGGTCTTCGACTTGCCCAGGCCCGGGTTGGACTTGATCCAGTTGGCCTCTGCGAACGGATCGTCGTCGGCATCGAGCGTGTAGATGTAGCCGAACCAGCTGTCGTCGACGCGCTTGCCTTCGAGGATCGACGTCAGGTACGACCGCACCTCAGTGCAGATGCCGTCCAGGATGAAGCCGGCGGTCGTGATTGCCGACAGCAACGGCTGCTTCCGCGCACCCATGGCGGTCTCCATCACGTCCCACACGTCGCGGCTTTTCTGCGCGTGCAGTTCGTCGAACAGAATGGCCGATGGGTTCAGGCCGTCCAGGTTCTCGGCGTTCGCCGGCAGCGGCGCGAACACTGAGGCGTCGAGCAGCACGCGCTCCTGGTTGATGCCGTTGTTGATCTTGAACGAGCGCGCTACGCCGGGCGAGCGCCGTATCCAGCGCTTGATGTTGTCGAACGCCGGCTTGAAAACCGTCATCGCCTGGGCGCGTGTCGTCGCAACCGCGTACACCTCAGCGCCCTCCTCGCCATCCATCGAGAACAGGTAGGCGCCTTGCGGCCCGGTCCACGTGGACTTGCCGTTCTTCCGTGCCACCTCTTCGTAGGCGCGGCTGAAGCGCCGGCCACCGTCGACGGCGCGGCGCCAGCCATACTTCACCGCGGTCCAGAACTTCTGCCACGGGTCCAGCAGCATCGGCTTGCCGGCCAGCGGCCCCTTGATGTGCACGAAGAACTTTTCGATGTAGCTGATGATGTGCCAGCCATGCGCCGGCACGAACACCAGGCCGCGCGCAGCGCCCTTGACCAGGTCGGTGTAGTGCCGCACTACCGCCAGGTAGACGATCTTGCCAGTCACCAGCTCGCCGCGCAGCACCGGCAGGCCGTAGGCCGCGTCCCACTCCTCCTGCACCGCCGGGATCAGTGCTGCGATCTTGTGTTTGGTGAGGAGGTGGCGTGGTTTACGAGATCGCCGAACAGGTCGTCCTGTCCGCCCGCCGTGCCCGTGTCCTTCCGGACCCGCGCCAGCGACGGGATTGTCAAACATGCTTTTGGTAGCCATTGGCCCAACTCCATCTTGAGCCGCTTCTCGTCGTCCGCCCAGGGCGTCGGCGTCGACCATCCAGTTTTCGAGGTTTGCGACCGGCCCTTCTCGGCGCACTCTTTCGACGCAGCGATCCAGTCGATGAACGTCCGCACGATCACGGCCAGCGGCATGCCGGCGGTGACGTGCTCGATGCCGGCCACGCGCAGCGAGTCGCAGATGTATTCGTACACCTGCTGCTCGTCGGACTTCAGGTTGATGACGGGCGGCGGGTCAGGCGAAATGACGGGGCCGCCGGTGGTGCGAACGTTCGATCCGCCCACGGCCGGCAGCGCCGTTTCAAAAGAATTCTTTTCGTCCATACCTGCCCTGTCCGCGCCGGTCCGCGCTGTACCTGGTGCGCTGGGAATGGTCGACCGCCCACAACAACATCAACCCAACCGCGAGTCCGACCAGGACGATGAGCAAAGCGACTACCGCCATGGCGGTGATGATCAAATCAAGCATGGTTTGCTTTCTCGGGACGGCGTTAATTGGGAAAATCAGGACACAGCGTTAACCCCAGGGGGGTAGTTTTCGATGTCCATAAAAATGCAGGTAACCATTCGGTTTCCGGGGCCGCGACCTTAGACATTTGATGCCCCCCGGCATGTTGTAAACAAACAACATATTGCATCTGATGCAACATGTTTCTTATTGATAACTTGTTACTCCTGCGCAATGGTTCGCGTGATGAAAGCGATTCCCATTCAGGTCTAGCGCGTCCGGCCTGCACGCGCCCGTTCGGCCTTGCTCTTGATGTCGTGGCACGCCAGGCACAGCGCCTGTTCGTTCGTCTCGTCATCGAGGCCACCCTCTTCGAGCGGGATCTCGTGGTCGCGCTGGGTGGCTGCGGTGGCAATGCCCTGCTCCAGGCACAGTACGCAAAGCGGCTGGCGCGAGAACAGCCGAGCACGCATGGCCTGCAATCGCCGGCCGGTGATGCGCTTGACAGGCGTGCGCTTGACCCACTGCTCGCGCTGATGGTCAGCACAGCGACCGCTGCCATCGCGTACAAGGGCACAGCAGCCCAGCTGCGTGCAGGGTCTTGGTGCTGCCTTCGGCATAGCTATCCTTCGTGCAGACGTGTGCACATGTGCGGGGTGTCGTTGCCCGTGCCTGGTGAAGCCAAAGCGAGGAGTGCGGCGTGTACGTCAACGACTGTGCCTGTTATTCGCCACTGGAGGCACGCTGGCGCCATGACCTGACTCTCAGCCGCAGGTGTACTTCGCGTACCGCCAATGGTCCATATATCTCTGATGAGCAGCGTCGATGCGCTCGCGCATCCACGCATCGAACGAGCGTCCACCACAGATCGATACTTCAGCCTGAACTGGATTGCTCGGGATGAAGCCATACGTTGCCCACGCGGTCTTGAACTTGTCGCCGTCCACTGAGGGAACACCGTTCAGCAAGGGGTAGTACTCGCATGTCACGGTCACCAGCCCACCAACAGCACAGCGAAGCTCGAAGGACCTTGCACTCGCAGGAACGCCGAGCAGTTTCATCAGGTCCTGAACCACGTGGTGGCTTGAATGAAGATGTTGCATTTGTACCTCCGTTGGACAACTGCCCACAACTTCACCGGCCGGACCGTCCAGCTTTTGCTAGGCGGTCAGCACCTGATCGAACTACCATGGGTGTACTGAAGAAAAAAGCCCGGCGAACCGGGCGAAACGGAAACCGTGTGTATCCCCCGCTATGCTGCGGATCGAGACTGGATCACCACCTTTCGCCGTTGAATAACTGGTGCGCTTCACGTTATCGCCCAACGTCGCCGCGCGGTGAGCAGCGGCCGAACTGATCGCAGAATGCAAAAAGCCCGCACAAGGCGGGCTTCGGACACAACAACTGCGAGAATGACCGAAATATATACTCGCTGGAACACTTTCGTCAACGCATTAATTTAAAGTCGGCAAGATATACCGTGTTCAACAAACAACGGTTCGAGCCATTCGATAGCGCTTTCCTCCAGCTGGCGGAGGTGATTCTTCATCTTCATCGACGCCCTCAAATATTGCGTGTGATTGCCGCCGAACTGCTTCGCCAGGTCGCGCGCACTGATGTCGATCTTCTTGTGGTTGGCGAACATCCGGCCCAACATGCACGTGATCGCCAACGGCTTGATAGTCGTGAACATCGGCTCAAACCACGTGGCCAGCCCATCGATGGCTGCGATGCGCTCCGCTGAGAACGAGAAGCGTCGGCGCGTGACCGCACCATCTGTACCGGCCCGGCCATTGTCAACCAGGCTGCATGCCGCCATGCGGTCGCACGCGATACGCGCTTCGCGCTCCTTCCGCTCTGCCGTCGCCAGCGCAAAGCCCACGTCGCGCACGTCATCCCGTGCTCCCTGGTACTGCATCCGCATCGAGTCATGTGCATCCGGGTGCATGATCCGCGTTTCCGCTGCAAGGTGACGATCACGCCACACGTCCAGGGCGGCGCGTGCCTGCTTCATCTTCAGGCGCTCTTCCCTCACATCACCTCCTGCCTTCTCCAGCGCCGCCGCCAGCGCTGCGTTCCCGCCCTCCACCACGTCCTCGAAGTCAGTCTGGCCATACTTCGCCTGCAGCACCCACCGCTGCGCGGCCGGCAGCTTCTTCACCGCCTGGGTGATCATCACGCACTGGGCCCGGATCTCGCTGCCTTGCAGCCCTTCGAAGTTCACCTTGCCGCCGCCTTCGCCGCGCAGCTGGTCGAGCCAGTGCTGCTGGCCGTTGTCCAGCTTGATCGACTCCATCGCCTTGATGATGGCCTTGCGCAGTGGCGCGTCCTGGGTCGCCTCCTGCGCCATGATCAGGAACGCCACGTGCACTGCCTGCCCAGCATTTTCAAATATCGGTTGATCCATCACCACGCCCGCTGCACCCATCATTGATCCCTTTCTGTTGCGGGACGGTACCGCCCGTCCACGTATAACCACCGCTTGCCCTGCCTATCGACATGGGCCGTCTTGCTGGCCTTCGACCCCTGCCCTGCCGTTCTGCCCTCCGCCTCCTTCGTGCCCACCGTGTGCCCGTTCTCGCTGGCCCAGAACACCGCCTCGCCCTTCATGCCCTTCCGTATCTGCCCATCGATGTGCTCCGCGCCGAACGCCAGCCTCATCGTGTCGATCCAGGCAGCCGTGACGGGCATCACCTCGCGCATTCCTCCTTTGTTTGCACCCATCCCCTCTCCTTATTTCTTCTATGCAAACCCTCAACACCGTCAACATAGTGTCAACACCCTTAACCTATTGATTTCATTTACTTTGTTGACAGTGTTGAGACTATTGAGGGTTAAATTGAAATTGGTAAAAATAAAATTGCTTATCGATGTTGCTTCGTTGTCTTGCCTATCTCGCGTGCGCGCACATGGAGCTACAAACAACCCTCAATACCCTCAACACTCTCAACAAATCCAGTATTCATGCGGGTTCCAGCGTGTTGGGGGTTGCCGGAATGTTGGGGGTTAAGTGTCAACATGACCGCCCCGATGACGGTAAGCCTTCAAATCCACGTCGAACAGGTCGCATGCCGCCTCGGTCCAGTCGCGCAGGCTCGTGCCTTCCGGCTTGTCGCCGATCAGGAATACGAAGCGCTGCTTCACCTTCTCGCCGTACTCGTACTTGATAGCCTTCTTGCTGATGGCGTTGCCGGCATAGCGCTCCACTGTCGGGCTGAATATCGTCAGCGACGTGTACTTCGATTCGCCCGACCGGTTGCACCACACCTGGAAGGCGTCGTACAGCTGCTGCACGCCGCACGTGAGGAACGGCAGCGGCAGCAGGCCCCGGGACCACTCGCGGTAGAAGCGTTCGGCCGGCGCCAGGCTCTTCTCGATCAGGTTGTCCTTGGCCTTGTTGTAGAGCGGCTTGGTGTGCTCGTTGAAGTCGCCCATGTCCAGCTCGTGCACCAGGTAGTGGTAGAACGCCTGGATGCCGCCGGCGTCGATCTCGTCGGCCACGCCGACATAGAACGTGCTCGCCAGCGCCGGCGGCGTCCACACCACCAGGTAGCGCCGGTCCGTCTTGTCGAGCGCGAGCGGTTGCAGCTCGTTCGACAGGAATACGAAATTCATCTGGTTCTTTTCGCTGTGCTCAGGCATGCCCTTCGGGTTGACGATGACCGTCTCGCCCGACACCAGGTACTTGAGCTTGCCCTTCATCTGCTTCAGTTCGGAACGGGTCACCACCTCGTCGGCCACCATGAACAGCTTCATCGAGGCCCAGTCGTTGAAGTTGGACTCCAGCTGCGCATTGCCGATCACGTAGCCGTACTCGCCATAGATGGCCTTGACCACTTTTTCAAAGAAGAAGTTTTTGCCCGAACCTTCGTCGCCGTGCATGATGATCGACGTTTCCATCTTGGCGCCCGGGTTGCGCAGTGGGTACGCCAGCCAGCGCGCGATCCACATCTCCATGTCCTCGTTGCCATCGCACAGGTGCGACAGCAGCGTGAGGATCTGGATGCACGTGCCCTTCTTCGGGCGCATCTGCCAGCCGCTGAACAGGTTGACGGTGGCTGTGGGGCCGCTCACTGCCGGACTAGGGGTCTCGGTGGGGTCGAACACAATGTTCTTCTTGAGCACCCACTTGCGTGCGTCACCCTTCCAGAATTTCATCACATCGCTGTCGGCGATGATGGTCTTCATTGCGGCCACACGCATCAGCATGCGCTGGCGGTTATCCCACACCAGGTCATCGCCGTAGACGAGGATGAAGTTTTCCAGCGTGTCGTCGACTAGATTCCAGTGCGCCTGCCCGTATTCCTTCTTGGGCTTGTCCTTTTTCGCCGGCTTTTCCGCTTCGCCCCCCTCCCCCGGCGCGACAGCGTCGCCAGGCACAGCCAAGGCAGCGTACGTGGCCACCGTCGACTCGAACTCGCTATCAAACCGACTGACGATGTCGCTTGAGATCTCGTCATTCGCGCTCGCGCGCGGCTGCTCCGCAGCAGGGGGTGCGGGGGATTCAAGAACAACGTCAGACGAAGGGATCGAGGCGTCGACGATTGCGGCCGCTGGCGCGGGAGAGAGGGCGGGAGAACCATTTGTGTGCTGCTCCGCAGCAAGGATGGAAAAGACAGCAGCAGCTAGCTGCGCCTTGACGACATCGACGCCCTCTTCGATTTGCAAATCGTTGAAATCGGTCAGCTTGCGCCCGGCCCGGGCTGCGAACAGCGGCAGCACCACGGACGCGTTGCCCACGGCAGAGGCAGCAGCGTGGCACGCGGCCACGCCTGCGTTCTTGTACGGGTAGTTGCGGTGCTGACGGCCCTTGCGGATGTCGGACTCAATGTACTCGATTCCCTGCTTGTCCTTGCGCCACCAGGCGGTGACGTCGACCAGCTCACCGTCGTCGGCCAACACTTTGTGCGAGTGCCCGTCGATCGGCACGGGCGCGGAGACATTGAATTCCTCGCGCAAGCGCTCGGTCAGTCGTTCAGCAAGGAGGTAATCGTCGTCAGCGAGGAAAAGCAGATGCGCCGCGGGATTCTCTCGGCGCAAGCACTTCGCCACCGCCATGATCGAGCCGGCATCGAAGGCAACCGCCACTGGTAGATCGAAGTCGGGCTGTGCCAGGGCAGCACGCGAACTGGCGCACGTGGCCAGCCCTTCGCCGATGCCGATGATGCTCGCACCCGCAGCCGTGCCGAGCATGAAGTACGCCTCGGCCTTGTCCATGTCCTTGTTGTAGCGCTTGGCGCCGTCCGCTTCGATCTTCTGCAGGCCCACCAGATGGCCGCCGCGTTGAAGCGGAACCAGCAGCGTCCCGGCGCTGTCGACGCGCAGCCCTTCGGCCACGATCTGCTTGCGCACGATGTATGGGTGGGACTGGGGATCGCCGCCGGCGCCGGCCCACTGGCCGCGCGCGCGATTTGCCGCCAGGCGCACGGCGTTGTCGCGCTTCTCGGCTTCGGCCTTCTCGACGGCGCGCTGCTGCCGACCGTACTCGGCGCGGTCCTCTTCGGTCATTGCTTCTGCGTCGACGGTGACCGGCACCGTGTTGCGGCTTTCGCCCACGAAGAAGCCGAACGCGCCGGTCACCACCGTGCGGCCGGACGTCAGCGTCATTTCACGCAGGATGTACCAGCCCTTCTTTTTCGGGCCGAAGCGCTTGTGCGTGCCATCCAGTACAGGATGTCCAGCGGGGAGAGTCGGCAAACCGTGGTCCAGCATCATTTGTACTACCTGCCCCACGTCGCTCATTCTTGCGTTGCTCCGAGCCCTGGGTAGCCGGCCTTGAATGGCACGCGCTGTTCGCCATGCCGCGACGGCACGTCGCGGTAATCGAACGCGCCGGCGCGGATCGGCAGCTGGCGCACGCGCTTGACCAGATCACGGCCAGGCGCTTTGTATGGACTGGCAACCGGCTCGCGCGCCACGGTTGGCTCGAGTGTAGGAGGATGGATATAGCGCCGACCGGCAGCGGTAATCGACACGGATGCATCAAGCACCTGGACGTAATCCAAACGCTGCAAACGACCGAGGACGATATTCCGGAATTCGTGCGGAGCCAGGGTGCCGGCGCACTTGTCACGCAGCTGCAGGACGCTGGCCGCGCCACCTGCAACGATCAACGTGACCATGACGTTGTACGCGCGGCTGTCGGCGCGTGGTCCCTCGTGAGCGGTCATTGCCCGCCCCCTGGTGCTTGCGCCGTGTACAGCTGCAGCGTCAGCGCATGCAGCTCACCCATGACCTTGTGCACGCGCGCGGCGCCGGCCTCCAGCGTGACGCGCTCCTTCTTGTCGATGACATTGTCAGCGGTGGCCGTGCGGATATCCTGGAAGTACTGGCCGAGCTCGATGTACAGCGCATGCGATTTGGCCATCAGGCATTCGTTCGCGTCCGATAGATCGTCGGGCAGCGTGACGAAGATGCCGCCGCTGGCCGTGGCCACCGCCTCGGCGAAGTGCGTCGTGGCGGAGAAGGACTGCATCTGCAGTGCCAGATCGACACCGACATCCTGGCCCTTGCGCTCGTAGATGCGGTTTTCCAAAGCGTTCCGGCTCATGCCGAGCGCACCGACGATTGCATCCCAGCCGCCCGGGAATGCCTTGATCATTGCAAGGTAAGATTGTTTTAAAGTCACAACATCCTCAATTTCTTGGTGGTTGCCGGAAACTCGCCGGCGAAATATTCTTGTCAAACTGGCTCATTTATCTGTCATTGCACGCAAGATATTTCCTCATGGAAACTTTCTATGCGCACCTCTGCAAATTGAAAACGATGCTAAAAAAGAAATTTGCGAACGCTAGAGGTTCAAGTTGCTGCGGCCATCTGCGACCGATGAGCAGGATTCTTCTCGCCAGGTTCGGTCGCTGCATCACCTGCGTCTGACGAGCACTGAACCACGTAGCGGCCATGGAGCGCCGTGATTGCGCGGTATGTCGTCGATTTGCAGTCTGATTGGCCGTTCAGAATTCGACTTACCGTCGGCTGACTTGTGCCGATTTGGTCCGCGATTTGCGACTCAGTCCACCCAGTTGCCTGTTTGACCTCCCGGAGGAGTGTCGAGATTTGGTTATCCATACATCGCAGCATATACACGAATGAATAATCATGCAATACCCGAATGAATGTAAATTTGGTTCTGCGTATGCGCGCGCGTATATTCTGGAGATGACTATTGGAAAACGACTCGATGAAGCGATGAAGGCCGCAGGAATCTTCAGCCAAAAATCGCTCGAAGAAGCCTCAGGCGTCCCTCAGCCTACGATTAGCCGAATACTCAAGAATTCCGGAAAAAAGGGACCCGAGGCGCACACAGTCAAAAGTCTCGCGGCCGCGTGCGGAGTGTCATTCGAATGGCTTTATGACGGGGTCGGCCCAATGCTTCCCTCACATATAGGCGCCGGACTTGGCGGGGTATTTAAAGTCACCAGTGATGAGGCAGAGGGCAACTTTGTTGGCATTAAATTGCTTAAGCGGCAAGTTTATCTCGGCCTCGATGGAGCCGACGCGGACTGGGAATACGAGGACGAAGTAACCCTCAGCCTGCCTTTGGAATGGCTGAAGACAAAGCGGCTGGCACCCGCCGATCTTTTCGCTTTCCGAGCCAGCGGCCAGAGCATGTATCCGACAATTCGCGACGGGAACTTGATGGTAGCAACACGCGCCGAAACTCAGCCCGTGGACGGCAAGCTCTTCGCCGTGAATCATAATGGGCGTCCGTGCGTCAAGCGACTCGAACGCGAAGGCGGCGTCTGGTATCTCTCCTCAGACAACCCGTTACCGGAATATCGGCGCCGGCCCGTAGACAACGACTCCCGGATCATCGGCAAGATCGTACGGATGGAAACGGATTTCGACTAGTGCACATCAGCTTCACCGAAGTAAGCAACCATGGCGCTCCTCTTGTTGTTGCCATTGTCCCTTCCGAATTTACTCTCCCTGGCAATGGCCTCGGCCTTATCGACAAGATACAAAGGCATATGCAAACGATGCCGATCATGCTCGTCTCCATCGAGGACAACGGCCCACGTGCGTACGCGACCTTCGAGACACATATGCTGCTCGCCCTGATCCAGCTTGAAAACCTGTTCATGACGGTACTCGATCTGGACGCGCTGCCTCCCGAAGAAGCCCTGCCCTTTTAGCAGCTGCGGTAGCGTCCGCCTGGCGCGAAACCCCGCCTCGATGACTTAATCCCACATTCACGCTTACATAAACGCCGGTCTTTCCCGCGTTTTGTGCATATTCTCGTCGATTTTTATTCGTTCGCGTATTGCTTTAAGTATTCATTCGCGTATAGTTGCCTCGTTTAGTCAATTTCTGAGGCGAATCAATGCGCACCTTCACCGTCACTATCCGCACCAGCACTACCACGCGGTCGTACCCAGCCATCGCCCCGTCGATCGCATCTGCCCATGCTGCCGCTGAAGCCACGCAGGACGATGAGCCATTCGGTATCACCGTCGTGCCGGCAGCGAGCGCCCAATGAACGCCGCCGCCTTTCGTAAAGCAATCGACCTGGCGATCACGCGCGCCACGGAGGCAGGTCCTGATGGAAACCCGGCGGTCCCCGAAACCCAGCTGGTCATGTTCATAGGCGCTCTGGAAGGTGGGCTCACCTTCAACGAACCTGCACTGGCTAGTCGCCTGAGCAAAGTCGGCCGCATTGAAATCAGCCACCTTGTTTCGGCACAGGCGGCGTGATGCATTCGACCGCCACTCGCCCGAAGCCAGTCGGCGCGCCGATCGGCACCGGCCACCTGCACCAGGCGCTTGAAAACGCACGCGACCTGTCGAAGCTGAAGCAATTCTGCGCCGCCGTCGACTGCACCGCCGCCGAGGCCTCGTCCGACGGCGTTCACCTGGACGTCCTGCGCGTGCCCGACCTGATGCGCAGCCGTGGCTACAAGGCCAGCGCGCCCATCAAAGCGCCGCACCAGCCCCGCCGCGACCTCACCACTTGGCTCATCGACGTCACCCTCCCGAACAACGGCCCTTCCGTGCGGCTGGGCCTCGTCACGCTCAACAGTTCGTAGTGCCGCTTGCTCCTCCACTTCCCCTAACTTCACACGGAGCATCACATGAGCAAGTCGAAAAAATCACCACAAGCAGCACCGGAAACATCCCCGCCAATCGTCACCGCCGGTCTGTACGGCGACTACGAACTGTCCCGCATTCGCATCTCGCCGGACAACCGCAAGCGCTTCAATGAAGCCGCGTTGAACGAACTGGCTGAGAGCATCAAGGCCATCGGCATCGCCCAGCCGATCCTGATGCGCCCGGTCACGCCAACCGCCGACGCGCCGGCGGACTTCGAGATCGTCGCCGGTGAGCGCCGCTTCCGCGCCTCGAAGATCGCCGGCCGCGACACCATCCCAGCCGTTGTACGCGACCTCAGCGACATCGATGCTGCCAAGCTGCGCATCCTGGAGAACCTCCAGCGCGAAGACCCGCATCCGATCGAGGAGGCCGAGGGCTACCAGCTGCTGATGCTGCAGCACGGCTACAACGCCGACCAGCTGGCCGACGAGATCAAGAAGAGCCGCGCTTATGTCTACGGCCGCTTGAAGCTGCGCGCCCTGACGACCGAGGTGCGCGAGATGGTTTTTAACGATGTGATCCCCACGTCGACGGCGTTGCTCATTGCGCGAATCCCGGTACCGGCGCTGCAATTGAAGGCGCTGCACGCCATCATCCGGCCGGATACGCTCTCAGGTGAGCAACTGTCCGTGCGGCGCGCCGCCGAATACATCCAGCACAACTTCATGCTGGACCTGACCACGGCTATCTTCAAAACTACAGACGCCAAGCTGGTACCGGCAGCCGGCCCATGCACAACATGCCCAAAGCGTGCAGGCAATGACCCGCTCGTCTTCGAAGGCATTCGTGCAGACGTCTGCACGGACCCGGGATGCTTTACAGAAAAGAAGGCGGCGCATCATGCCGCCATCGTCGAGATGGCCGCCAAGAACGGTATCCCGGTCGCTGAGGGCGAGGAGCGGAGCCAGATTCTGTTGCACCGTTGGGTATCTAGCGCCGAGTACGTGCGTCCTGATGCGAACGTATTTCAATTTCAGCGGAATGCGCCGGCAACGAAAAATAGCGGCACGCCCCTGTCGCTCCTCGGTACTGAGGGGCTACCAGCTATTGCGCTGTACACCAAGGACGACGACGGCACCACGCTGCCCTGGTACCGTCGGTCCGACATTCAGGCTGCTCTCGAATCAGTAGGTGCATGCGAGACGGTCGAGCAGCATGCAGAGCGCACTCGTGGCGCGTTGAAAACCATCATCACGCCGCCTCAGGAACCTAAAGCCGGCGCAGCAGCATTACCGGATCCGTACGTGAAGATCGCCCAGGACGAGAACGCCTTCCGGTTGGCGCTGTACAAGAAGCTGCGCGCTAAGGGCGCCGCTAGTGGCTTCAGCCTGGATTCATTACGCGCGTTCACGAAGCGCGCTGTCTGGATGATGCCGCTACCGGACGACTTGCTTGGCGACGTCTATGATTTCGACACCACCACCGAAACCACCATTTGCGAATACGTCGACCAGGCCGGCCTGCCAGAAATTCAGCTGCTGCTTATCGACCTGGTCGTCGGCGAGGCGCTGGCGACGGACCCGGCTTCAATAAAGAATGGCAGCTGCATCCGCGACGACTTCCGCACCGTGTTGCGCATGGCTGCCCATGAAGGCATCGATGCCGACGCGCTGCGCGAGGAGTTGTTTCCGACACCGATCAATGTCGACGACGCGACACCAACCGCCCTGGCTGCATTTATCACCAAGTACCCGCACCGGCTCGCCGAGCTGACGGACGTCGTGCTCAAGCATCCGCGCGGCGACCTGGTGGGCATGCTGGAACGCGCCGCCAAAGAAGCCGGCTACGTGTACGCCCGGGGCGGCTTCGAGAAGCTGCCGCCGCTGCTGGTCGGCGTCGATCTGGCTGCGCCGGCAGCCGATATCTGCCCATCACTGAGTACAACCATCGTTGACCAGGGAGACGCAGGCACGGCCGGCGACGAATTCCTCGGAGAGATGATGGAAGCGCCGGCGCCGGTGCCGAAAAAGCAGCCCAAGGGCAAAGCTGCGAAAGACAAAACTGTGCTTGCACCGCCCGCGGCCTGGCCGTTCCCGAAATCAAGCGACGGCGTGCGGGCCACCACGCCAGCAGCATCCGCCGACCCAATCCCGCAAGTCACCGAAACCGCCCAGGAGATTCCAGCATGAAAGCCTTCTTCACCACCATCAAAGCATTCTTCAACAGCCTCACCGCTGACGCGCCAGTGGCGCAGGTGCCCACCAGCTGCGGCAACATCAACGCCCTGCTGCTGCACCTGTGCGACTTCGACTACGAGCTGCACATGTGGGTCCTGCGCTGGCTGGCGTACCCGCTGCGCAACCCAGGAGCCAAGCTGTCGACCTGCATCCTGGTCAACGGCGGCGATCGCGACGGCAAGTCGATGTTCTTCGCGGACGTCATGGCCGAACTGTACGGCGACACCGCCCGCCAGCTACGCCCCGCAGCGCTGCAGCCACGCGCCCTGGAGTGGGCGAAAGGCGCCGAGTTCGTCGTCATCGACGGCCGCTATTCAGACGCCTCCCTGGGGCACTTGAAGCACCTGGTCACCGACTCCGCCCTCTACGCGGTCGCTGCACACAAACGCGCTGCCTCGCTCCATCCAAACCGGATGAACTTCGTGTTCCTCACCGGCGAAATCGACTTTTTGCCGACCGACGTCGCCAACCGCCGCTTCGTCGTCATCGAGGCCCCGCCGGCGCGCCAGCCGAAGTTCTACCTGGCCGCGCGTTTCGAGATCGAGAACGGCGGCGCTGAGGCGTTCCGCGACTATCTTATGCGCGGTATCGACATGGCCGACTTCAACGCCACCACGCCCCCGCCAGTGGCGCGCATGAGAGAGGTAGCATGAGCACCGTCACCCACATCACGATGGATGAAGCACACACGTTCGCCCAGGGGCTGATCGCAGACGGTTGGCTGAACAGCGATCCGAATTGCGTAGACACGTTGCACCGGCAGCTGGTGGCTACGCTGGCGGACCGGCTTGAAGGTTCAATTTTCCCGGTCAGGGGCGTGAACATAAGGCAATGGCTGTCGAGCGGGATCTGTACGTGCCCGAGCGGCGACGGCTCGCTGCGCTGGCCGTGCCCTTCGCACTTGCCCCTTGTCATCCCAATCGATCAAGTGTTCCAGGTATCGCCAAGCGCGTGCGATGTGATTGCAGAGCGGCGCCGGCAGATCGAGCAGAAAGACTACCTGCCTGAGCATGACGACGAGCATGCGTGCGGTGAACTGGGTGCGTATGCCGCCTTCTTCGCGATGCCCGACGCCACCCGCGACTGGCCAGCGACAGAGACTGGCTACGGCGACACGTTCGGCCAGGCCATCGTTCCCGCCGACTGGGCCAGGCCGAAGACGGGTGATCGGCGCCGCGAGCTGGTGAAGGCAGGGGCGCTGATCCTGGCAGAGATCGATCGCATGGACCGTGCCGACAAGACAGGCGGCCCAGCATGAGCCACGACATGGAACACGACATTTTCGGCGACACCGACTACGGCAAGCTCGCCCTGAAGCGCATAGCCGATCCACATCCTGATTTTCGCTTGTACTCAGCCGGCTGGCTGGGCAAAGGCAACGACCGCCATGTCATGCGCGTGACCGGCGCGGTGTTTCGTCGGGCGCTGCGTGGGCCGAACATTGGCAAGCTGAGCAAGCTCGTCAAAGGAACTGAACGCACCGCCTACCTCACGGCAGCTGAGCTCGCCGACAAGGCCGCCATGGCCATCACGCCGCGATCGACAACTGACGCTCGCTGCAGTGTGCGCGAAACCATCCAGCACGCGCTCGACAAGTGCGTGGCAGGCGCGCCAGTACCACCAGCACCCGCACCGACAGATTCACCGAAGGATTAAAAATGCAAGCCACCCTGGACACCAACATTATCGAGCAGCTGGCAGCTGCAGTCGCAGCGCACGTACGGCCCGCGATCTCGCTCGACATCGCGCTATGGGACATCGCCACGATCGCGGCTTACCTGAACCGTACCGAGAACCAGGTGCGTCAACGCATGGCCTGCCTCCCCGATTTCCCAAAGGCCATCCGCTTGCCGTCCGCAAGTGCCGCGCGAGGCCATGCCCTTTACAAAGCAAAGGAGGTAATCGCGTGGGCAACCAAGTATCAAGACCGGAATTGATCAACACTATCGCAAAGCCACCACCCGGTGGCTTTTTTTTGAGCTATGGGTTCACATCAAACCAAGTGTACTATGGAACAATTGACAATTTCCTAACAAGGCGCTGATATGATCGATCTTACAAACGAACCGAGCGTGCAACACAGCTGCGGTATTATCATGCCAATTTCCGCATTCGATGGCTATACTGCCGAGCACTGGAGCGACGTAAAGTCAATCATTCAAGAAGCAGTGGAAGGAATCACTAACCCTAAATTTTCTGCTCGTTTAGTTAGTGAGGCTGACGATGTAGGAATCATCCACAAGCGAATCGTGCAGGGCGTGTACACGTCGGACATTGTAGTCTGTGACGTTAGTGGCAAGAATGCGAATGTGATGTTTGAGCTTGGATTGCGTCTAGCCTTCGACAAGCCAACAATTATCATAAAAGATGATCGAACCGATTACAGCTTCGACACAAGTGTTATCGAACATATCCCGTATCCACGTGATCTCAGATTTGGTCAAATTGTTAGCTTCAAAAAGATGCTCGCCGATAAAGTTTTAGCCACTGTGGAGGCTGCCAAAAATCCCGATCACTCAACGTTTCTAAAGAGTTTTGGAACCTTTACAGTCGCCAGACTAGAACAAAAAGAGGCGTCAGCGCAAGAGCTTATGATCGACGCTATAAGCGACCTTCGACGCGACATACGACATTTAAGCCGTATACCATCCTCCAGTAAGCGTAACGAAAGTCCAATCGATGAGAGCTTGCTCAAGGCTCTTATCCGCATTTCCCTCGAAGAGCAGCCGGGCCAACTCTTGGAGGTGAACGATCAACTGATCAACCGTCTCGCTTCGCTACCCAACATGGCTGAAAACTACTCGTCGAGAGAATCGTTCACTGCGGCGGTGGATAAGTCTTGCCGACTTATTAACAAAGCTCCGTAAGTTGGGCGCCAAAATCCTAGCGGTTACATGCTGCTGACAAAAATTAGAAATATTTTCGAGTACGGGAAATTATGCCTTTAGCCAGTAACCGTATGAATCTTTTAGGCGAAAATATCAACACAACGATTGATCCCCAACGCAAAAGCCACTAGGCAGTGGCTTTTTTTTCATCGGCCGTCGCTTCGTCAATCCAGGCGAGCAGCCGTCGTTTCGGCGTGCTCGTTGTAGTAAACCATCAACTGCTTCAAATCACGATGCCCAACCATCCGCGCAAGATCGAGCACATCAATCTTCTTCGACAGGCGCGTGATGGCCAGGTGGCGAGTGTCGTGAAAGGTGGCCTCCGCAACGGCTGCACGCTCCCTGACCTTTCGGAATATCGCATCGAGTGACGCCGAGGTAAGGTCGAACACCGTACCCTTGTCGCCAGGCGCCGGCAGGCGCTTGAGCAGGGCTAGGGCCGCCGTGGACAGCGGCACCGAACGGCTGTGGCCGTTCTTGGTCAACTCGGGCGGCAGCTTCACCACGCGGCCGGAGACATGCGCCGGCTTGAAGCCGCAGATCTCGCCGGCGCGCATCGCCGTTTCGATCGCGAACAAGAAGGCGATGGCCACCTGCTCGTATTTCGTTTTGACCTGGTCGACCTGGTCGACGTCCAGCCCAAGCGCCAGGCACAGCCGGTCTACCTCATCCTGGGTGTACAGGCGATCGCGCGGCGGCGGGTTCTTCGGGCGGCGCACATCCGACGTCGGTGACTTGGCAATCCACTTCCACTCCTTCACTGCCGTCGAGAACACGTGCGACAGCATATTGAGGTCGCGATTGACGGAAGACCCCGCGACCGTAAGCAGCCGCTGGTCGCGCCATGCGCCCAGCACCGCCGGCGTCACGTCGGCCAGCTTCATGTCCGCCAGCTTCACCCCGCCAATTTCCATTTTCCCCAGCGCTGCAAGCCGTACGCCTTCGGCCCGCTTGGTTTTCTTGTGCACCGAGACTTCCTTCTCGTAGCGCCGAAACGCATCGTCGACGGTGCGGCCGCGCTGCACCCCGGTGGTCGCCTCGAGGCGTATCTCAGTCTCGCGCGCGGCTGCCCAGCTGGTTGCTTCAGCCTTCGTCGCAAAGATCTTCGAAGAGCGCACGCCGTTGATGGCGACCTGGGCGCGCCAACCGGTGGCCCGCTTCGCGAATGCTGCCAT